GAAAAATCATAAGAATAGCCTTTTCGATCATTATAGCTTGATGCTAACAATTCACTAAATTTACTATATTTCTTAGGATAATCCGATTTTAGATAATTCCGTATTAAAAAACATCCTTTCTCAAAATTGTCGTTCTCGTGTCTGTCAAAGCCGCGCAATGGAATATTTGCTTTATTTAGAGTATCATCAACAAATGCTAAAAAACATAAGTATTTAACACTCCAATGAAAAGCCTTTGTCCCAGGTTTTGGAGGATTGTCTAGAATAGCATTCCAAGGGTATTTGAAACTGTTTTGTATTTGTTTGGTAATACCCGTTTCTTTTTCTTTATGTCTTACTCCAGCTAATCGTTCAGCTGTGTGACTCAAAGAAACTGAAAGGTCACCATCAATCATAATTACCCGCAAGAAAGTACTAGCTTGAAATCCTTCATCATTTGTAAACATTTCCTGAATAGAAAATTTACTTTTGATTCCGTACCTGTTTTCAATCCATTTAGTAGCTAGATCATAGTTGATGTAAGTAAGTTTAGGAAATTTCAATTTCCAATCATCTCCTTGTACCCAAATCAATGTAGGTTTCTTTTCAGAATCTTTGTAATCAATATAAGGACAATTTACAACCAAATCTTTGAGATAAATCCAATTTACAATTGAACCAATCATAGACGTCAAACTATGTCCTGAAGGAATAGTCCCAGATAATCTAATAATAGCCCCTCCGTCTGCCACAATATTCTTGTAGCAAAAACTCTTATACAAAACGTCAAAATAAGCATCCATTTTCTTTCCTTCGGGGAAATGTAATCTCAGTATTTTAAAAGCTTGTTTAATGACTTCTACACTGGCGGTAGCGTCGAAAGCTTTCCAATCACCTTCAATAAGAATATAATTTTCATCATCTCTCATAACTTCATACATTGTAGAACCTAAAGTACTTTTCTTAGGATGAATCGGAGAATTATCCATATACCATCTCTCTTTAATGTGCATTAAAACAATATTCCCAAGTAAATCATACGGGACGTCAGGTACTTGAACTAATCTTGTTTTAGGTTCAAAAATTAATTCCATTATACCATCAGTCTCATTATCTTTCTCACGACCTTGTAATAAATACACACAAAAAGGATCGATATGAATTCCACGATTCATTCGCCGCATTATCTCGTAATAGTAAGCAAGGTTCGTATTAATAGCTTCTCCTTTAGTTCGTTGAACTAGGGGGTCCTTATGAGGAGACCCTTTTACTACATAACTCTTAAATCGTACTCGGTTCAAATAACCAGCCATCTTTAAAGGGTCAATTCGAACCTTTAATACGTCATCCTTCAATATCAAAGGACATTGAGGAATACCAAGTTCAGATATATTTTCTTTGATGAAACTGAAATCAATTTCTTTAACATCCAAAGTTTTCACTTCAAGATGTTTCTGGATTTGCAAACGTACATTAACAATGTTTGTACCAAACATAACTGAATTTAAGAGGTTATTCCTAGTCTCAATCATTTCTTTAGGTAACTCATGTTCATACACGTCACAAAAACTTAAAAATACACCAGATGTTTTTCGATAGCTAACACTTCTATTCCAACTCATTGGTTTAACTAGCCCCAACAGATTACCACCATTGGCGTGGTATGGAACATTTGGATCTTTAGTCTCCATCATTCGACGAAGTTTCTTGATTAGGCGGTTTTTACTTCTAGCAAAAACTGGATAACTAATGTGCCTATAGTGTCCGAGTGAAAAGGAGGCTCTGTGTGATACATACATGTATAACACAGCTCCATTCTTCAAAGTAACTTTATTCACAAAATCGTCGCCAAAATAGCCTTCGAAACTCATTTTATAAATCTTTCTAGATTAAATGACCTTTAGTATCACATGCTGTCGC